GTAGCTGGACTAATTTGTAAGTAAAAACCTTGAGCAGCAATCGTAGGAGCAGCATTTACACCAGTGGCATATTGAATTTCAGCTGCTTGAGCAGTAGATACATTAATACCAGCACGAATTGCACCAAAATTAATTGCAGCATTAATTGGATCAAGAGCCGCAGAATAAATCAACGCATTACCTTGACTGTTATAAGGAATTGAACCAACTTGAGTCAATAAATTAACCATAGCTAATTGAAGGTTTGCATTGAGCCAAATTTGATTCAAATATGTATCAGCCCATAACCATTCGCCTGATACGGAACCCGGAGTGAACCAATTAGCATTGTTTGCTGGATTGTTAGAACCAAATGCGCCATAACAGTTATATCCGTTACTAATAACAGCAGAGTAAGCAGTTGCATTAGTTACTGATGGGATCAAACCTGATTGAATTTTAAAGTCCAATGTTGCACGACCATTGAGTCTTGTGAAATTCAAAGAAGCCGCAAATCCACTAGCAAAGGCAGCCAATGTAGAATCACCCACATTAGAATAAATTGGTAAAGTGCCAACCAACAATTCAGTTTGTAAATAATTACCAAAAGTTGTGGTGTTGTTAGCAGTCAATGCTCCAACATCAGAGTCTTGGCAAATATATAACCAACGAGGGGCAGCAGAGTTTGACCAATTAGCAAAAGCCTCTTTTTCAGACAATGCAGATTCCCAAACAGTAAAGAAAGTTGCCCAGTTTTGATTTTGAGTCAAAATACCAGCCATGAAAGCAGAAGGAGTAGTAGCATCTGCACCTTGAGAAATCACAGCACCAGTTGCTTGAGTCAAAAGCATTTCAGTTGCAAAAGTGCTTGTGGTTGCAAAAGTAATAGTTTGAGTTGCACCAGTTGTAGTTGTGGTGAAAATAAAAGCACTATTAATTGAGCTATAAGTCACAACAAATGGAGGAGTAGTAAATGCAGCTTGAATAATTGTGGCAGCATTACTAAAACTTGTAGCAGAGGTCAAATTAATTGTACCTGATGTATGGGCAACACCAGCAACACTGATTATCAAAGTGCCTGTGTAAGCTTGCAATTGACCTAAAGTGGTTGAGGCAAATGAACCACTACGTAACCAACCAGCAATCGAGGTTTCAGGATAATTTGTAATCAACAAAGAACCCGGTAATTGAGTTCCAATGGAGTAACCATTGAAATAAACATTAGCCAAATTGCTTTCAGTGGATGTAGGACCAAAGTAAGAATTAACGCCAGCTGCATTTGAAAATTCCAAAATAGTTCCATAAGGAGCTAAAGAATTTTGTGTGAGCATCAAGCCATTTAAATCTACCGCTATACCACCAGCTGATAAAACCGATGGGACTACCTGTACTACTTCTGAAAAAGGAATGGTGCTCATAAAATCTCCTAGGGGTTAAATGTTTGATCGATTGGAGCCAATGCAATATCTACGGCTAACATCGATTGTTGTGAGGTTGAAAGGATTGGGTTGTATTGCAAACTTCCAGCTAATCTCCATCTTTGCTCATATTGGGCTTCACCGTCTATAAGTGGAATTTGAACGGGGTCATCTGCATATAGTGGTTGAATGTTCAAAGGAAAAATATCCGTTGCATATTCATCTCGAAATAAAGACACAGTTTTCATGCACCACTCTTGAGCAATAGGTCCATAAAAATCTAACTGCATATCGATTTTTGTTGGTGTAAGGATATTCTTTCCTTGAGCAATGGGATCATAAGAATCCACATTAAAAGATAAGCGATCCATCCCAATATTGTTCATAGCAACAAAACCACCTTTAGGCATTGACACTCTGTTATCTTGAGCTTGCACAACTTCTGTACCCGCTGGAAGAAAAGTATTAAAAAACACCACTAAAGCTCTAAATACGTCTTGGTCGACCAAATCAATAGTAACTGACATATTCAATCTTGTTGAAGGGTAACAATTACATGACACCAATCAGGCCATGTTTCCACGACTTGAGTGATCAACCAATTCCTAATAGTACCATTGGGAACCTCAGGGAATCGTAATATATCTCCACCAATTTGATCTGCTCTAACCACTCCTGCCGCATTTCCGTATAAATAAACTGTTCTCATCACACCCGTAATATTCAAACCATCGATGTGTTTCAAATCACTGGTGCTTAATGCTTGTACTTGGGCTTCAACAGTCAAAGTAATTGTGGTGGGAACTCGCTTACCAGCGGAATCTGTTACATATCCAGTGGATTGAACCCAATTGACTTGAATATTATTATTAGTCAATCGAGTGTATTTATTGGCTAAACCACGCAAATTCATGATTAATCTTTCGCCGCAAAATCTGAGCCCGTAGGGGCTACTGAATTGCTAACGCTGGCAAGCATATACCCTGTATCAATCAATGGCTTGGCAGAGCCTTTTCGTTTGATTGTGGCAGGGCTATTAGGGGGTGAATAGATTGATTTAATCATGGTTTTAATATCACTAGCCGCTTGCATCCCAACACCATCTAAAACTTGAAAAGCGGTTAATTTTCCCATTACGACATGGGGGATTCCTTTTTCTACCAATTTGACCCATTTATCTTTTTGCTGTCTAACTGTGGGACGCATAAATGGTCTAGGAGGAATATTGACAGCAGGAGCACCAAACTCTTGAATTGTAGCTACATAAGCCACGGGAGTTCCCTCAGGATAATTTTTACCCGATGGAAAACCAATTTGAGCCACCATTCCCTCGAATTCATCAGGCACTCTTTCAAAAGTTGCCTTAATCTTTTCGAGGTTTAGTTGTTTCAAAATACACCCCTTAAAAACCAATCGTCCATCATTTTATTGGTCACTTTTCGAGAAAATATAGAAGAATTTGTTTGTTTTAAAAATTCAGACACTTTTAAGTTTCTTAAATGTCTTGCATTAGACAATTTCAACTTCATTTCATTAGATTTTAATTTTCCTTTGTGAGTAGCGGATATTTTTGCTTTTGCTTCATCACTTAGTTTAAAACCTAAAGTATATTTATTGCCCATATTAACAATTCTTGCTGCTTCAGTTCCAGCTCTACTTGAATTTGGCGAAATTTTCCAAGTTTTGCCAGTCATAGCTTTTCTTCTAGCATCTCTTATTTCTTGTGTAGGATTTACATATCCATCCCCACCAGCAGAGCGATTAACAAGATTGCCAGTTTGATTTACATAACGACCAAATTTTTCAATCAATTTTTGTTCTATTTGATTTGCATAATTCCTATCATTTGCAATACATAATATTTTTCTGTAACAACCATCATATTTGTTAATAATAGCTTGATGATGTGTATTTGTGTTTCGTTTGGTAGTTCTCACTCTTTTAGACAAGCCTATGCCAACATAAAATGGATCGCCATTCGGACGACAATCCATATACACAAAAATAAAATTTTTATATTCTTGAGGAATTGTTGGCAATATTAAACTCATTATCCGAATACACCACCAGCTTTTCTAAAGCCTTGACGTTCTACCCATCCACCAACATATAAACCCACATTAGAAACCACTTTAAGCAATACTCTAAGCTGTTGACCATAAGAAGTAGTAGCCAACCAAAAGCCAAAAGAAGAAGCTACTGGAGGGGGTGTCAATGAGACATTAACTGATCCTTCAGCAGTTCCTTGAACCAACACAGTTGGAATACCAGCATTAATTAAAGTAAATGATTGCCCTAAATGAGCACACATCAAGTCTAAGGCAAGCTGTAATTGAGCTGGAGTCCAAGGAGCATTGTTGTCAATATTGAGATAAGCCGTTCCCATAGTCCACCAACCTTGAAGTTGTGCAGGAGGAAAATCAGTCGTGTTTTCAAAAGCAGGAAACTGATTCCTAAAGGCAACATCATTGAAAGTGGGTTTTGGGGTGAGAGTCATTATGCAATCGCAGTTTTTGGAGCGTCTTCTGCTGAATAGTCTGATTCAGTCAAAGGAGCTGATTCATCTTTTAAATTCATATCAGAAGCGACTTTTTCCACATCAGCCGATTTTGCACGAACCACAATGAATCCATCATCTCTATGCTTTCCGAATACGACATTCTTTTCAAGCTCAGAAAGATCAAAGTCTGAAACTTCAGTTGCGACACCAATTGGAGTAATCAGACGATCATTTGCCACGCCTGTACCACCTTTAATGAATACTCCATGCCCTTTAATTGGAACATCGCCACCACCTTGCTCCCAGTTTTGATATAGCTGGTCATTTGCAAGGGTAGAAAAGACGTATGAAGTATTTGATTTGTTTGATTTTGTAGCCATTTTAACGATTCCTTTTTTTGTTTTGAAAGACAGGAGTTTCCTCCCGTCTATTCATCTTACTTTATTAACAACCTGTGTAGCGAACAACACCATAAGGGCGTTTGAGCATTACACCAGCAGTTGCATTGGCATAATCTTCAACATAGGCTTTGGCTTGTTTCTCAACACCTAATGCTTGGAACTTAGCAGGGCAAACTTGTACCCAAACTCTTGAATCATCGCTACCACCATCATCAACAGACTCAGCGTACAAATAGAATACGTTTGCACCGCCATTAGCCGCATTGAGCTGTGGAGCTGAAATGACACGCAGTTTTGGATAAGTTTTGCTCAACCAGTCACGCACCGAGATACCAAAGTCAGAAGTCACCGAGAGGTATTGATAGCAAATTGTTGGCAGAGCCAAAGTCAATTCAATATCTTCAGGGTTAATAGTGTCTTGGGATTGGTTTTGTAACTGAGCCGCCGCAATACGAATATCAGCAATGATTTGGAGGAAAGTTTTACCTGACCAAACTGTAGCTGGAGTACCTGTACCTGTAGCTGGCAATGTTCCGTAAGCTGGCAAAGATGGATCATTTAAGAAGCCATAAGTCAGGTTAAGACCATTGTTGTAGCCGTAAAAACCAACGAGGTTACGTTGAATTTCAAGGGACAAAGCGGCAGAAGCACGTTTTTCAGCAGAAGTGCTTACACGAATGCGTGATGCACGAGCTTCTTCTAACATACCTACTTTGATACCTTTTTCAAAACGAATAACTGTTCTGCGTACAAAGTTGGTATTCCATGATGCCAAAGGCACATTGGTATAGTCACCATAAGGAACAGCATTACCGATTGGTTCTAAGATACCTTGTACGATTTCTTCATCTTCCCATGAGCCAGTTGTAGTAATACCAACGAGTTCATCAATCTTACGAGCCGCAGTAATTACTTTAACAAAGCCGGGCAACCAATTCTGTAAAAACTGAACTGGAGTGGTCATTGATGGGGAAGTTACATCAGCTTGATTGGAAGTATCCATCGCCCAAGCCGCCATTTTAACTACTTGGTTTGTTGGAAGGTTAATACCGATTTCGCTTAGAGCCGCATAATCTGCAACGTCTTCAGCAGACATTTTTACTTGTCTGACTTGACGAGGAGCAATGGAGCTACGTTCAATAGATTTGTTCATTTTTCAGTCCTTATTCTGTGATGCGGATAGCAGTTAAGCCAGTACCGCTAGTTGGATAACGGTAAACTACCGCATTTGGAATTAGTGTGAAACCAACTCCGGCTGCAGAACCAGGAGTACCAGCGTATAGTTGGCCAGTAGTATCTTGATAGAAAACTATGTCGCCAATATTAGCAGCACCATTCATGGTAACAACGATCGTACCCATGGTCAAGAATTCACCTTGTGAATAAGGAGGCAAGAACATTGTAGGATCTAATGGAGCACCGCCAACAGCACCATACGAAGCGTAGGCTTTTGGGTTAACCAAAATACCAGCGAATACGTTAGTACCATCAACAATAGCACCACCTTGAGTAGCTACGTTAGTAGTATTGGACTTAGTAAATGCCAAGCCAATAGTACCGCCATCAGCGTCAAGAATTAAAGATTCAGCTCTTTGTGGTCCGTCAACGATCAATTCACCGGGAATACCAAATCCCAAATTGATGTTAACTGTGGATTGGAATGTCGCAGTTGTCATGATTATTTACCTTTTAAAAAACGTTGAACGAAATTGCCCTTACGAACGGCTGAATCCATTGCCGCACGACTAGGAGCACCCTTGCCTTTTAAGAACGCTTCTAAAGCAACTACACGAGTTTCTTTTGGAGCTTCTAAGCCAAGTTGTTTACAGCCATATTTAGCCATTTGGTTTAAATCCATATCAGCATGGTCAAAAGCACCGATATGCGCTGAGAGATGGTCATACAGCTTTGATTGTTTGGCAATATTAGCTTGAACTGTTTTAGCGATCAGAGCTGTGTCCATACCACTACCTCTTTCGCCTTCTTTTGGCTCAGTAGTAGCACCGCCTTGAGGAATTGGATCAGCTTCTTCATCAGTTGCTTCATCATCAGGCTTTTCTTCATCGCCATCAGGTTCTTCGGTATCCATATCAGTTACAGCTTCAACACCAGCAGAACCGAATGATTGACCAGTTAATTCCTGAATCTTTGCCAGTTTAGGCATGACTTCTTCGAGGAATTTATGCACTTCCTCTAGAGTCATTTCGGGTTTTTCAGCCCCTACTTCTTTGTTTTCTTCAGCCATGTTTAAAAACTCCTTATTATCTACAGTGAAAGTGAAATGATCTAAAACAGCGACTTCTTTACCCATGCGACCATTCTCGACTAGGGCAAGATGATTACCACGAATATCCCGTTGCACATAATCATAAGCCATCCCATTGTAATTACTAGGGGCATATTCATATCTGCATCGGTATCCGCAGGATAATTCTTTTTTTCCATTTGCAATTAAATTACTCATTGCTTCTGAAAATACCTTGATGTTGCCTTTAAGTAAAGTGCCATCAAAATATACGTCTTCTCCAATAACCCCTTGAATGCCTTTATTTTCAGCAGGGGTTAATCCATCATCCTCACCACCAAGCATGACATGGTTATCAATCCAAGGAATTAGCTTAAATGAATCTACGCATTCAGGAGTTGAGAGTTCTTCAGGAGAACGGAAAACATAATAGATTTTGTCAGGGTCGCAATCAGGAGATATTGAACGCCCTGAATAAGGGAAAACACCTACCATTGAAAGTGGATTGTCTTTTACTTCATACCATCCATTAGTATCATACTCACGCTTATCCATAGCCGAAGCATTCGCCTCAGCAGCTTCGGCAATTTTTTCTTCGTCCCCATCAATTTTCGGAAATATGGGCTCGGGGGCATCCTCAATAGTTGCCCAAACAAATTCGTTATGCTCATCATT